AATAGTGATGCTTGTAAGAAACACCCTGAAGCATGTTAATTAAATTATTTTCCCTGTAGGATATATATATGTTAATTGAATATACTGTAAAACTATTAATATTTTTAATTTTGGTATTATTTATAAGTCAACTAAATAATATTTCGTTGTACAAAATTACAAATTGGGTTAAACCATCTACAAAAGAAGGGTTGGATGAATGTTCGCAAAATGAAAAAGATGAACTATACAAACAAAAAATAAAAATTAATGAGGTAAAAGATAGTGCATCTAAGATAAGGAGTAGAATTAAGAATTTAGAAAAAGAGATTCAAAAAAACGAACAAAGTATACGTGAAAATGAAGGTAAACTTAAATCAGTAGTCGAAAAATCAAAACAAGAACAAAACAAAGCAGTTAAACAGAGTGAATCAATCAAATATTAATTCTAAGTTTACATAACATATTATAGTTAATAACAATATAGGTTATGTTTGATGCGTCATGATTATGGAGACTCATATGTTTCAGGTAAATTGTCTTCATATATTTCTTCTATTTGAATGTGCATTTGTCGCTGTCTTTGCATTTGTCTCTGTAGGCGTCTTTGTTGTTCTTGTTCAAAGTCATCTTCTTCCACATAATTTCTCAAAGAGAAACTATTGTCTATGTCTAATTTAAATAGTATTGAATTGTGTTTTTTTAATAAAATTTTATAAAAAACAGGGTCTAGAAATATGTAAATAGTTGATATGGTAACAAAAATAGTTAACCATGAAATATTATCCATAGATATTTGATACAGTAAAGGGTATCTAAATAAAAAAAAGAAACAAAATATCTTGTCCTTTATTAATAACTTAAAATACTGTTTTTTTCTATAAACAAACTTACAAACATATATAAGATAAAGAAATACAAATAAAATACTTTGTGCATATAAAACCATATTGTAATACATACAGTATGATAACCCGGTGGATGTGGGGTTTAAATCAATATATCTAATTAAAGAATTATTGCTCCCAAATACCGTTTTAAGAATTATATTTGAATTAACATAATCAATCTGAGACATTACATAACTAAACATCAAAGGTAGTATATGAATCATCGCAATAAGAAAACATCCGTTAATCTCGACTTGTGAATGAAATTCATAAGGATATTGATGTTTAAATCTATATTTATATCTACACTCCATACATATTTCAAAAGCAGGATTATTCATGTTTTCATATCTCCATCGTTCCAAACAAGAATTATGTACATGTTTACTGGTACCTTTACATCTACAGGGCCATATAAATTGATTTTCAACGGTTTCTTCTTCAAAACATATTCTACATTCATGTTCCTCAATATACGGTTGAATATGTATATCAGGTATTGTATACTGAGACTGGTTAATTTTAGGGGATATAATTGTATTGGTATTTGATTCGCAACATTGTTCTTTGATAACTTGGTTTATTATATCATTCATAATATTATGTATAATTTCAATCGTTTTATCATGTAATGGGGGTATCCGGTTATATTGTTTATATTTATATTTGTTTTTAAGTTTAATTAATTCGTTCATTGATACAATTAATAAGTAATATAATTTTATATTGTTATTATATAAATGAGTTTTACAGATTTAACTAATAATAAAAATATAAATGAAGAGTTTGTAGGTAAGATAGTAAGTAAATCACAATCTGATATGGGAAATAACAAAAAAAAAGGAGGAGCAAGTGTTATGGGTCGCGATTTTAACTATTCTTCTGCTATACGAACACCAAGTGAATTAGGCATGAGTCCTAGTGGCAATATGAGTGCTCTTGCGGCAGATATTGCTGGTTTAATTAACTATACTGAAGTATTGGTATCAGGAACAGGTCGGGCTATCAAAGGAAAATTAGGAAATCAGTATTTTTTAAAAACACTTGCTAAATGTAAATTAGGAGGACGAGAAGTAAGTCGTTATTTATACATAAATAATGTCCCTACTGGAAACATTAAAATTGGCGGAGTATCCATGACTGGTGGTAGAAGCAGTATGAGAGGACTAGTTCCGGGAATGATGGAAAATATTGGAAAAATCAATCCATTGGCTATGTTTCAAGCATTTTCAGAAGGAACTCCGAAATGTATTCGCTGTCCTAAAAACGTATGTCCTGTGACAGAAGGTCCTTCCAATATGCCTATTTCTAAAAGCGATTATAAAGAAGTAAAAGAATCGTTTCAAAATATTAACAATACATTGAAATTAAACCATTCCATAATAGACCAATTTCGTGAAAAAAACGAAACTAATAATGATATTATTAACACATTAACTAATAATAAAGTAGCCGTATCTTACAATTTTGGGTTGTCTTTATTGGCTGCTTATATCATGTATAGTGTTCTTAGTAAAAAATGAGTCTCCTTTGTGTATCAATAATACTGCTAAAATATAAAAAGCAGAACCTATAAATAAATGGAAATATAGATCTGGTGTGTAATCAATCTTAAAAAAATTTAATAAAAGTTGATGAGGAGAGTAAGTTCCAACGGGTATCAATCCCCAAAATATTGCGTTTAATAATAAAAAGGATGCAATTGCTATAATTAACATATATATTCGTTATTAACTTAATATATGTTATTTTAATTATTTTAACTTATAATTTCTGTATTATCTAACTTATCGCAGTCGTTTAATCGTTTTCTTTTTCCTATTTATTTTGTTTCTATTTTTTCCTTTACTTTTTCTAGTAATGCTTCTACTACTGCTTCTACTATTGCTTCTGCTTCTACTATTGCTTCTGCTATTGCTTCTGTTTAAAAGATTGTAAAAACTATTCAATAATTTCCTTTCTTTTGGTAATGATTCTACCTGGTTATTTTGAATGTATTCTATACGATCCATTATTTCAGCAAATGCACTTATATACGCGGGACCATCATAGTCAAAAATATTAGACATTATATAATATTCATATATATTATTGTTGATTTTGGAATATTATATATTGATATGGGTTATAATTATGATATTGCGTAATTAAATACGTTTATGAAGTTCCAATGCGACTACGCCACCAGATAATTGGGCAATAATATAAGGCATCAAATCTTCTTGGGATAACTTACCACCTAAATACATCGCAAATGAAACTGCTGGATTGACATGTCCACCCGAAATATCACCAATTACTAAAATAATCAAAATAAGAGCAAGACCAATTGCGATTGGTTGTCCAGTTGCTAAAATCGTATATACAAGAGTTAGGGTACCAATAAATTCAGCAATAAATTTATTCATTATATATTACCACAACATAATATCTTACAAAGGCATTATGTTATTGTCAGAAAGTATATTTATTGATTATCGTTATCGTTATCATGTATGAATTATTTACTTTTGATTTACAGACAACCCGCTAAATGTCATGTTAAAGTATGTTCGTTGACTGCTATCTCCACTATTGGAACCTACGTTCTGTATAGAACTTCCTGCTTTGTGTCCAAAAAGAGTGGGTGTTTTGCTTTCGGAATCAACATATTGTGCCAAACGCCGTTGGACATGTTTCATCATCGCAACTCGACTAGAACCATCGTTGGTTGGTCCTTTTGTAGTGTATGAATTTATAATTTTACTAATATTACTCATTTATATACTAATAATATAAAATAATTATTAACCAAATGTAGATTCGCCACAATAATGTATATATAAAAACCCATCCTTATCTTGTGCTTGGTCATATACTTGTTGAATGTGTAGTGAAGTTGGAACCAATCCGAGGTTTTCCACAAATAAATAAATGGATTTATCTGATGAAATTCGGATCCTTTTTCGAATAACATACATAAATTCTGCCATGGTAATATCATTCGGAACTAAATATTTACTTCGATCAATATCTGGTATTTCGCTATATCCCTTATGTTTTTCCACTATAATTGGGACCTTTTCAGGATACTTGTTTCGTATTCTGTAAGATTCGTCCAATCTTTTATAAAAATTATGCTTTTTTTTAAACTTAAAATTTCCCATCTATACTATATCTTATTAAAAATAATAAAAAATGTCTAAATATTTTATATTATATATTTATTGTTATTTGATTATATGGCGTTATTGTTAATCGCATTATATTACTCTGTAATTATCCTAGGAGCGATGTTCATGGATATCAGTTCTTGAAACAATAATTTACATGAATATGGTAACAGCACCCGTTTAAAATCAACCTTGTTTTCACATGTATTACAGTGGTGTATGTTTTTCTCTTGATTAAATACTGCTATTAAACCACACTTGTTACATGTATGAACTTCAAACTTATCACTTGCTCCATATATTCTATCTCTGGTAAATGCGCTTGCTCCATGACTTATCATACAATCTCTCTCCATTTCTCCAAATCGAAGACCTCCATCACGCGCACGTCCTTCTGCCGGTTGTCTTGTCAATACAACCATTGGACCAATACTTCTACTATGAGTTTTATCATTCACCATGTGTTTCAATCTCTGATAGAATACAGGTCCGACAAATATACTATTTTCAAGTTGTTCTCCAGTCATACCATTATACAAAATTTCATTACCGTGACGTTCGTAACCCAATGTTTGTAACTCTTTGCATATATCTACTACATGATGTTCATTGAAACTAGTTCCGTCTCCAAATAGACCCAATTGTAATAGTACTTTTCCCATTACAGTTTCTTTCAACTGCCCAATAGTCATTCGTGACGGAATGCAATGTGGATTAATAATAATATCTGGTGTTAACCCATTCGCACTAGTAGGCATGGATTCATGTGGTAAAATCAATCCAATTGTTCCCTTTTGTCCATGGCGACTTGAGAATTTATCTCCAATAGTAGGTACACGATAGGTTCTGGTTCTGATCTTCGCAAATGTATAACCATCTCCATTACGATTAATGTAATTTTTATCTACATATGTATTTTCTTTTGTTCTAAATACCTTACTTTGGTCTCTGTATTTAATTAATTTGGTGTGGTCGTTTCTGTTTTCTTTTATTGGAACAACCTTTCCAATTATAATATCTCTGTTTTCAAGCAGTGTGTTTTCTGGAACAACACCTTGGTTGTTAAGTTTGTTGTAATTGGCAAACTTCATGCCTTTAGTTTTGGTTTTGTCTGCTTTACATCGTATTTCTTCATCTCCCTGTATCTTTTTGTCTTCGTCTTTTTCAGTATGGTACAATGTTGCTGAAAACAACCCTCTGTCCAAACTACTTTTATTGAATATAATACTATCCTCCTGGTTATACCCCCCATATACTCCAATCGCAACAATAACCATACACCCCGAAGGTATTTTGTGTAAATTCATTATATTCATGATACGGGTATCTACCAGTGGTCTTGTAGTATATGTTTGGACGTATGCTGTTTTATCCATTCTTGCTCTAAAATTAGAGACGTACATTCCCATCGCTTGCTTTCCTTGCGCACATTGATATGTATTTCTAGGAGATTGATTGTGTTCAGGAAATGGAATACAACTTCCCAATAATCCAAATATACTACTACTGTGTATTTCACAATGTGTTTGTGTTCCAGATTCAATTAATTTGCTTTGACTGGTAGCAATATAACTTGAATTTTGTTCTGCTGGATCAATATATTCGATAACTGAATCTCCATATTTACTATTTATTAGCATGTCATTCCAATCGACTTTTTTCTCATGTACATCGTCTAGTAATTTACGATTGTTAAACATAAGTGTTTTGCCATTTTTAACTTTGTAAACCGGTCTAGTAAGGCGTCCAGCGTCGTTACATATTTGTATTTCTTTGTTTTTATAATCAAACACAATGCTGGTAAATATGTTTATTTTACCATTGTATTTGCAACCCTTTAAATAATTATATGTATCTATGACCTTTTCTGGTTCAATTATACCAATCCAGTTACCATTAACAAATAACTTTACATGTCCGTGTAATTCAAGTGGATTTTTGGTTTCAATAGGGATGTATTTGTTTTTCAATACGTTATAAATCGTATCAATATTGGAACGAATTGTAATATGTGTCATGTATCCAAGATTTTTAACTACACCAACACCAGCCCCTTCAGGACTTTCTGCCAAACAAATAAATCCCCATTGTGTATTGTGTAGTTTTCTAGGAGGAATTAGTTTTCCACTTTTATCAATTGGAGTATTTACCCTTCTTAAATGACTAAGCGAAGATATATATGTCAATCTACCCAATACTTGAGCAACGCCACTTTTGTTGGAATTTGTATTTTTAATTCCAAAATCACCAGTTGCTAGTGCTCTCTTAATTCCATTTTCTATCGTTGTAGACTTAATAATCTTATATACATTTGTATTGTTAATGATATTTGTGTAACTATAAGTTGATTTCCACGAACCATTATTGATTTCTCGTATTATCTGTTTAGTCATATCTTTTACTAATTTATTAAAATAGTTTCTAAACAAATTATTCAATAATACTCCGGCTAAATCCAATCGCTTATTTTTATATGAATCCCTGTCCCCACATTTTTTCCATCCCAACGATGTTTGAATTAATTGGTTTGTCATGTATCCTAGAAAATACAATCTTTGTTTAGATGAATCACAATGGGGAAATAAATCATTTGTCAATACATTTGTTGTAAAATTATACTTCATTTTATACCCTTCTTCTTTATCCATATTGATTGGTGTAAACATGGCATAATTAACAATAAACTTAATAGCATCTTCTTGCGTTATACATTCACTTGCTTCCATTACGGATGCTTTAAGAGCATAAATAAAACTGGTTTTTCTAGATTCGTCAATATTTAATACAATGTATTCGCATATTTCCTTATCAGACATTACGCCCAAAGCACGAAACAATATAAACAATGGAACCGGTTGTTTTATACGTGGTATTTGTATGTAAATTGAATGACCGCTCCCATTGCTTTTCGCTGCTATCATCATGTTTATTTGCTTTGGTGATATACATTTGTCTTTTGGAATCGACTTAATTTCAGCCAACCAAGACCATTTGTTGTTATTTTTCTTAATATTAAAACACATTACTTTATTTTCACACGCCCTTTCTTGTGCTAATATTGTTTTTTCGGAACCACTGATAATAAAGTAACCTCCTGGATCGAATCTACATTCTCCTACAAGGTCAGTGTGAAGATGCTTGTATTGGGTAAGAACGCATATTTTTGACTTTAACATGATTGGCATTTTACCAATGTGAATCTTCGGTAGTTTTTTAAAGTGAGTTTCTATTTGTTGTAGATTTTCACCATACCTTACCTTAATTTCCATATTTAAATCCAACGTCATTGTTGAAGCATATGTAAAATTACGCAATCTTGCTTCTTGCGGAAACATTATTTTTGTAGCACCGTTGTTTTCATGAATTTCTGGACGATACATTTGGAAATTTGAAAATGTAATAGTAATTTCCAATTTGTATAATCCAGTGGATAAATCTTTGTCGTTTTCAGAACGGACTGTAACTGGATTAAACATATTAATAGTATTAATCAAGTCCTCGTCGATAAAATGATTATACGACTCTAATTGATGACGAACTAACTTGCCCAAATGATCATTCTTAAAATAACTTTCAATAACCTTCCAATTTAACTCATTGTGTTCATCCATGATTTCATCCTTACTTGGCACTGAATTGCTTTGTTGTTTCATGTCTTTATTTTCCATTTGTTGGTTTGCACTAGTTTTGTACATTTTACTTTTTTATATTTTGATTTTCACACATTCAATTTTATGTATAAATCCAGATCTATATACCGTTAATTTTTTGGGTAACATTATTGTATTTCAATATATATATGAAATCAAACAATAATAAATCGCCAAATAAAGGTACAACAAAAAAGAAAAATGATAATAAACCACCATCTATTTTTGATATCTCTCTTACATTTCTAGAAAATACCCCGATTTTTAATAATAATATAATTTCTCCAATTCCATTCCCGCATAATGATTTGGAAAAAACAGTAGACGAATTAATTAATGAAATTTATAAAGATTTTGATGATATATTGAACGACACTTATATAAAACAACGCATTCTTGATCAGTCGTATAATGATTTGCTTTTAACCGATAGTACCCCTACATTAAATAAACAATCTTTTTCACACAATATTAAATACAAACAAGATAATTACCTTATAATGAATAATGATGCAAATGATACTAATAGAAATAATGTTATAAATAACCCAAATAAGGTATCAACTTACTCCCATAAAAACAATAAGCATCCTATATCGTATTATTTAAATAGTTATAATTACAATCATCATAAACAACGAAAAACTTGTGATGTAAATAAAACTCTTACCAATACATTATTGGATATCAACCAAAATTACGATGATTTTAACGTAAAAAATCATCACTTTTTAAAAGCGTCATTTGTCCCAAGTATACCAACACCGTTAGTTGTTAAAAAAGAAAAGATACATATAAAGGTTACATTGAATACCATTGCTGACTTAATAAAATTAGCAGACGATTATCCATTATCTCCTAATGTAGAATACAACATTGATATGGAAGCAATTCATTTTATTCGCCCTGATGTGGTGCGTTTAAATGATATGATAGGGATGCATAATTTAAAAGAAAATATACTGGACCAAATGTTATATTTTATTCAAAAATTACACATTCACAAAAACCAAAATGTTAATAATGAATTTATGCATACCGTTATTTATGGTCCTCCTGGAACGGGTAAAACCGAAACTGCTCATATCATAGGTGGGATTTATTCAAAACTAGGTATTTTAAAAAACAATGTGTTTAAAAAAGTAACGCGCGCTGATTTAATAGCGGGGTATTTAGGACAAACCGCTATAAAAACAACTGAAGTAGTAAAAAGTGCAATCGGCGGGGTTCTTTTTATCGACGAAGCATATGCATTGGGAAATACCGAAAAGAAAGATTCATTTGCCAAAGAATGTATTGACACACTATGCGAATCGTTAAGCAATCATAAACATGAATTAATGGTAATCATTGCTGGATACGAAGAAGATTTAAAAAAATGCTTTTTTTCATACAATCAAGGTCTTGACTCGCGGTTTATATGGCGCTTCAAGATAGATGATTACACTCCTGAAGAACTACAGTTGATTTTTAACAAAAAAGTAAAAGAATGCGGCTGGACAATTGACAATATATCAAGTTCATGGTTTAAAAAACATAATAATTACTTTAAATATTTTGGGAGAGATATGGAAACATTGCTTTCCAAAGTTAAAATTGCTCACAGTCGTAGAGTATTTTGTTTGTCTGAAGATAAAAAAAGACATATTACACTTAAAGATGTAAAAAAAGGATTTAAGTTGTATTTAAAAAACGAGGAGGTTAAATCACGCGTTGAAAACAAAGATAATCCATTGGTAAATATGTATTTGTAAGTATTTGTAAGTATTTGTAAGTATTTGTAAGTATTTGTAAGTATTTGTAAGTATTTGTAAGTATTTGTAAGTAATGTAAGTTTAAATTTAATTATTAATTTGTATTTATAATTAAATAAGATGACTACGAAAAAAATATCAGTTAATCCTGATTTTTTTAAAATGGGTAAATCAAAGACGTTGAGAAAAGAAAGAAAGAAACGGTCTGCTCGTAATTCAGATTATTCTGAAAATAAAGAACTCAAGATGAAACTAATAAACAAAATAAAAGAACACAAAAGAAAAGAAAAGGAAAATAAAGAAGGACATGTTATATCACCGGATGATTCAAGACAGAATGATTTAAACAATAGTTTGGATTATCTACAGTCTCTATCTGCCAAGCATAAATCCAAAAAAGAAAAAAGAAGGGAGAGAAAGATGGCAAGGAGATTAGAACGCCAGCGAATACAGCAACATCAAATGGGTCCAATTATGATACAGCATCCTCAACAAACTACGCAACCTCCCCCATTGTATACCACATCATCTTCTATGGCAGGACACCCTCTTATACAACTAAACACGCCTATTCAACAGTTAAACCAACCTACGTTGTCCGGGGGTATGAATCCAACATCGTATATTGTAAACGATGAGTCAATTATTAATATGAAACCAGACCCACCTTATGGAATACTTAAACATGGTAAAAAACCTTTGTTTTCTATTTACAATAAAACACTGAAAAAACCAAGAAGCATAGGGCAACCTACCACTTCTCCTATTACAATTTTACATACCCCAAATAAGGATGGAACAAATGTTAATATTCACACAGACCAGTTTTTTGAACGACAGAAAAATTTAAATCAATTAAAAGATCAATTATCTGTTAGTGGACGAAGTAATATTCCTTTTTCTGTTCATGCTAAGTCTTCTTCAATGCTTAATCCGGGTAAAACCTTAAAAAGAATGAAACAACTTCATACTACCACAAAACGGTTTATACATTTGGGTAAAAAAGACGGTCGTGTTGGTGTATTGATTAAAAACCAAAAAACTAGGAAAAAAATATTAAAAGATACAAATACTCTTAAGAAACGTCCACTAACTAAAATCAAAAATTATTTAAGAAAGCACAATCTAATTAAAATTGGTTCTACTGCTCCTGAACATATTATTCGAAGTATTTATGAAAATTCGTTTCTTGCTGGAGACGTGTATAACAAAAACGTAGATATGTTACTTCATAATTATTTGGATTCTTAGTGGTTTACAATTAATATTTACAACTAACTTAAATATAATTATACGTATTATAGTGTATAAATACAATGACAAAACTAACCAATGAACCACCAAGTATGATTGCTGAATATTTTAATAAATTCAATGAGTACAAGAAACGATTCGGTGATAAAATATTTTTACTTTGGCAGTGCGGGTCATTTTATGAAGTGTATGGATTAAAACGAAATAATATTACAGACCATTACTTACAGGAATTTTCCCGAATATTGGAGTGTCAGATCGCTAAAAGAGGTAATTTTGATTCGGTTCCATTGGAGATGGCGGGGTCTACTATATGTAAACCCTTGCAAAAATATATTCCTAAATTATTGGACGAGGGGTATACGGTTGTAGTGTGGGAAGAGTATGCCGAACAAATGATAAAAAAACGAAAAATAAAATTAAGACGAGAAAAGGGTGTATACTCTCCTAGTACCAATATTGAATCGAGCAACCGAAACATTTCTAATTATTGTTGTGTTATTTGGATAGAACAATATACGGGTGATGCTTTTAACAAATTGCCTTATTTTCACTGTGGTGTTGCGTTGATAGACAACTTCACAGGACAGTCAAAATTATTTGAATTTCATTATCAAAACAACAACATCCATAATTCCACCGCTTTTGACGATTTGGAACGTTTTATTTCTATTTACAATCCAAGTGAAACAATTTTTATTCACAATTACGAAAAACAGTATAAAATTAACGATATCGTTGCGTTTATTGGACTGACATCAGATAAAATACATATTATTTCTTTGTTGGACGATACTGAGTTAAGAAATAAATCTATCAAGTGTGGAAAGGAAGGATTTCAGAGAGAATTGTTTGACACTGTTTTTAAAATTTCAGACTACAACCTTTTCATGAAGCAAACACAAATGGACGTTTATATACACAGCGCAAACGCATACTGTTTTTTACTTGATTTTATAACACAACATAACAAGGAGTTATTAAAGTGTATTGGCGAACCTAAATATGAACAAACCAGTGATAATGTACACTTAGCAACTCATTGTTTAACTCAATTAAATATTATAAATACGGAACAGTCCACCAACAATAAATTTTCATCTGTATTGAGTATGATGAATCGGTGTAAATCAGCAATGGGGAGGCGGAGAATGAAAGATTTAATATTACATCCTTCAACCAATGTGTCTTACTTAAATAATGAATATGATATCATGGATTATATGAAGGAACATATGTCACTTGAGATAGTATTGGAATACAGGAAAGAACTTAACAGTATTAGGGACGTGGAAAAGTTATATAGAAAGATTATTTTAAACGTATTAAAACCATATGAGTTGCCAATGATTTATTATACACTGGTTTCCTTCTTAAAAACATACAATACAATGTCGGAATATAAAACTATTAAAACATATCTACATGAAAAGTCGTTAGATGTAAATAAAACCAGTAAAATTATAGATGATATAACCACCATTGTTGATTTGTTTGATAAAATGGTGATAATCGATAACTGTATGGAAGATCCAAAAAAGATTATTAATATTTTTAACCGAAATATTTACATAGACCTAGATATTGCTGAAAAAAAACAAATTGAACACCGCCAACAGTTAAATACAATACAAGAGTTCATTTCCTCATTAATCAACGAGCCAGTTAGAGTTCATTCTACAGAAAAACATGAAATTTATATTAAACTAACCTCGAAACGGTGTGAAAAGTTACAGAAATCTATAATTCGTTATTTAAATAAGTATAATACTTCGGGAAAAGAAAAAAACTTATTGTTAACGTTTAAATCACAATACGATGGACAGACTGTTGAATTTGAACTAGATTTACATCATTTTAAATATACAAC